ACAATTTGCGTTTCTTTACCTTTTAGTATTTTTATAATGTCCCATATTATGCAAACATTAGTTGACGTTTCCAAATTTTGAAGCGTATAGTTAAACAGCTTTTGTGGATTTATGTCTTTCAAGTCAGTGGTAAATTTGTGTCCTGAAATTGGACATTCAACATAGCCATTTGCTGTGTAATTTTCCCACAGTTTGTTTATGTGTTCTTCAATTAGTTGAAAGTAAGGAATGTGTTGATATTTTTTGTATATTCCTCCATATAATTGTTTGAACATTAGAATTTTTGCTTCACTTACTTCTATGTTTGCCTCTTTTGCAAAGTACTCATATGGTGTGACACTTCCAAAATCATAGTCTATTAGTTGACTTGCTAATGTTGGATGATATGAACTTATGTCTATTTCAACAAAGTAATTGTTTTTAGGAACAAATGTCTTTCTACTGCCATTGTCTTTATTTAACGCAGCAAAGTTGATGCCATTAAAACTATTGGAAGGCCTTCCGGTTGTAGTATATGGATTATATTGTGTATAAACGGTGTTATTGTGTATAAAAAACGCTTCATTGTTAGGTTCAAAATGCTTATTGAATTCATATTTGTCAATTTTTAAACCGTTTTTTTCAATTGAAAAAAATACAGTTGATAGTTTATTTAAAAATTTGTTGTTATCTGGCTTTACACAGTAATTTTTTATTATTTCATATATTAGTTCACATTTTTCATAATGTTTAACTATTGGTATGATTGTGTTTATGTTTATTAAGTGTCCTTGTCTTTGATAAAAGAAATTATGAGCAGAAGTTGAAGGTTCAACATACTCAGGTACATTAAAAGATATGTCTATTAAATTGTTTAATGGGAAAAAGTAAATAAATGTTTTTCTGTTTCTAACATATATTTCATCATAATCAGCAAGTAAATGCGTTATAGGTGTTTTGTTTAACAAAAGCGTCTCAGTATGGTCAAGACATAAGATGTAGCCTTTATCGCCGTTTAACGGCTTGATGTACAGTAAAGACAATTCATTTAATGCTGGGTGAGTATGATCATTGTGAAGTACAAGTTCGACAAATACTTTGTTGTATTTTATATTTGAAAATTCTTTTAACTGTTCATCAGTTTCTGCAATGTAAAACATAACCTTTTTATTTGCTTAAATATATTAAAAAAAGCTTGGTAAGCTAAGCTTTAATTAGGATATTTTAATATCCTCCGCTAGATGACATTCCTCTACCTGTTGATGGTGGTGTGTTTGAAGTAGGAGATGATTTTGAAGTGTTTTTAAATGATGAGCCTGAGTAAGAAAATCCATTAATTGGAGACAAATAAGCATGTGGTTCTGACACATGAGTTGCTCCGACCATGTATCCTTTGTCAGGATGAATGTGATAAAATCCTATGTACATTTTATTGTCTTGAACAGTTTTTAATTCATTTCCTTTAGTGTATAAGTTAGACACTGTTGGATATTTAAAGTATTTTGTAAAGTCCATTTTTAAATATTCTGCTAACATTAACAGTTTTTGTTTTACTGACGTTAGTTCTACTGTATTTTTATTTACTTTAAACACTTGTTCTTTGTTGCCTGACAATTGCCATGTTAAAGTAAAAGGTTGATACAATTGCCAAAGAATTGATAAATCTTTTTTAACTAATTTATCGTATGTATCTTTACTTACTTCTAAGTATATAATTTCATTTGTTTTTTTACAAAAGTATCTTTTAAACTCTCCGTTGGCATAGTCTTGTTGGGTAGGGGACAAAGAACTAAAAGTAGGAACAGGAATGTTTTCATATTTAAATTTAGGATAGTTATTTGTGCTAAAATCTAAGAAAGATTCAAGTCCATCTGTCATTTCAAACATTGTTGTTGAAGTTTTAACTGTATTATTTTGGAGAAATTCATTATTATTTATTGCAACTAATTCTTGTGTAGGAACATCTTGAGGATTTTTACCTGTAAAAAATCTACCAGAATAAACTGTCCAATAGTATCCAACATATGGTTGTTTGGTAGAAGAATAAGCAAATTCTTCTCCATTGGTGTGTAAATTAGTTATTATTTGAGATTTAGGATAATATGACATATTATATGTTAGTTTTTATTATTGCCATTTTAGTGGAATTCTATTTGTCATATCCCACAGTTGAACTAATGTTGCTAATTCTTTCATTTCTGCATAATTGTTAATACCTACTTGTAAAGCTTTTATTATATGTGGGTACTGCCCATTTGTCATAGTTGTGATAGTAGCCTTAACACCATCATCAAATGTGAAATAATTTTGAACACCTATACAATTATATATTGTAGATTGTTTTCCATTAGTTGTAACTTGTTGAGTTGAATTCCACGGATTATAAGTTGCTTTTGCTGATTCTGCCAATCTCCAAACTTTCATCCATAATAAATTATATTTAGTATTTAATGCTCCTATCCCTGTTAAAATGTCATTAAACATTTGTTCTTGTTCTGATTCAGTAAAAGGCAATATATCATAATAATATCCCGTCTTTGTTACCCCCCCTTTGCAATTCATTGTATGAGAATGTTCTTTTAATGGTAATGATGGTTTTTTAATAAAATCTTGTTTACGAGCAATTACTTTATCTTCAGTACTATTTAAAATAGCAACTATGTAACCCTTAGTTTGAAATGTTAATAATTTTTGTCTTTTAGCTTCATCAAATTTTGTGATTTGATATTTTGTTCCATCGTAATTCTTAGGATCTGACGGATCTGGGTAGTTTGGACCTGGTACCCATGAAAATAAATCTCCTCTAAGACCTCCATACGCTTTATTAGTTGTACTTGTGCCGCCAGGTGAAGAAGGGATTGGTGGCTTAACTATAATAATTGGTTCAGTAGTAACAATCTTTTCATGTGTAGAAGTACAAAATGAGTTTATACTAGTAGTCCATTTTCCTTCCGATATTTCATGGTCAACGCTGTTTATTATAAATTCTAATGTTTCGGGATAGTTTGAAGGCAACATGTCTGAATTTATTGTAAATTTTTGAAATATTTTCATTCCGGATAATCCATCCATTGTTAATGATAAGTTAAAGGGAATAAAACCAGATGTTGGATTTTCATCAGATGTAAATCTACTGTCTGCATTCTTAGAGGCAAAATAATATCTAAACATACTTTTAATGCGAGGAAGAAATGTTTCTATGTAACTTTTGTCCCAGTATTCGTATGGGGACCTTTGGCTGTTTGGTGGAACTAAACTAAGTAAAAATTCATAAACACTAACTGGGGCAGTAGAATTTGACACACTTTGGACAAACCCATTAATATTTGAGTATACATCAAGAAGATTTGAATTAATAACATCACCAATAGGATCATAATTTGAAGTAAAATGAGATGATGAACCAGTAAATAGTCCTGTTTTTAAATCAGTGTTAAAAGCAACATTTTTATATCTATTTGCTGCTGAAGGTGGTGACTCTTCTTCTTCTATGTCTTTTTTATATCTATCGTATATGCCCTTATTTAATTTTGACAGTGCTGTTGAATCTTCTCCTACAACAGTACCATTAGACGTTGCAGATACTGTTATCATTGTAGCAAATTCAGGAGTAAGTTGGGTTGTAAATTTAAAATCTTTTATAAAAGAAGCAACTTTTTGATTTTTATATCCATAAATCTGAAATTCAGTAGTTTTGGGTTGTAATCCAAATTCACTTAAAACTTTACTATTATTTTTAAGTGGATTTTTATTTATAATTTTAACAACGTTTGTTTCTTCATTAATATGTAAGTCTAAATCATTAATGCCTCCTAAAGATTTATTAATTCCTTGTATTATCTTTTTTAAAAAATCTATAATTTTTATAGAATAATCTTCTGGGTCTAAACATTCATTTATTGTGTTTAAAATAAAATCAACATTAAGATATATGTTCATTATTTTTCCATACTTTTCACCTTCAATTTCTTTTATAAAACACATATCACCATTATACTCATATGTTTTAGCGTCGCTACCATATGTAACATAAGGTTCTGTTGTTTTTCCTGCTGAGAATGTAATTGGAACAAATGTTACACATGTATATGGATCATAACTAGTTTGGGTTAACACAAACTTTTCTAAATTATTTCCTGTTGAAGTGTACATATGTATTAAATTTGTGTCTATGTCTGTGTCAAATTTAATTAAATTATGTTTATTAATTTTATATACTACTGATTTTTGAATTTCGTCTAGTAGTGTTCCTAAATTAACATAATATTCGTTTATAAAATCTGTTTTTGTAGCACCTATAACTCGGTGTTCAATGTAAACACATGTCCTTATATTATAAGTTGAATCTGGAAATCCTTTGTTTCTCTTTTTCTTATCAACATATCGGATTGGATCATTAAGTATTTTCCATAATAAAGAATTTAATGAACTGTTGTTTTTTTGTGATTGTGCTCTATCATAGCTTGTAGGAGCGCCAATTAAAGTTAATGCTAAAGTAGCATCATCAACATCTTTAACAGGCACCGCAGGTGTTTTAAAAGAATCTAAAATGTCTCCAGAACTTATTATGTCTAGCGTTATACTATAAGTGCCATCTTTTTCAAAAGACCAATGAAAATTAGTTACTTTACCAAATAATGCATCGTAATTTCCATCTGATGTTTTTCTCTCTGCTACAATTAATTTTAAAATTTCTTCATAATCATTAGATTTTAAAAATTTTTCAGCTAAAGAATTTGTTGGAACAGGAACGTATGTACTAGTATTATCTATGTAAGTACTATTTCCCCATTCTAAAAGAACAGAAAATCCAACACGCAAGTATAATACATCTATAATGTCAAATTGTGTTTTATTGAAAGCTTTAATTTTTACAGTAGAAGTTCTGATGGAACCATTGTTTATGCACTTTACACTAACACTTTGAATGCCAGGCATAGGTCTAATGCCAAAATCATGTCCTCCTATGCCATATGCCGCATTTCCAGCTAATTGTTCACCACCAGTGTAAATTCCTTCTCTAAGTGTATTGGTACTATCAACAGTTCCTCCGAATAGTATAAATTTGTCTGCTAATTCATTTTCTTTTACTTTTAATGCGGTTATGCTTGGACTGTTTACATAAGATGATGTTGAAGTAAAATTAGTTGATGAAACTAATCTACACCAAGCTGAATTGTTGGTAATTACTGCTAATTGTTCAGGTGTTCTAGATGAATTTCCTAAAAGTCCAGAACCGTATGTTTTTTGTCTTATGTTAATTTGCTTGTCAACAAAACTATCAAAACCTTCTCCGATTATGTTTCCTGTCATTTTTTATGTATTGTTTAATTGTTTAAAACTATTTAAAACTTTAATGTATTCAGATGGTATTCTTATTTGTTTTCCTTCAGGTATTATTAATGAATTTTGTTTTAAATCTGATGGTAAAGATGTGCCTGCTACTGCTGTGTTTGCTATAGATATAATCCACCATAGTGAACTGTCTTTGTAATATTGGTTGGCTAATAAATCAAATCTGTCACCTTGAACTGAGTAAACATACATGTCATTTTCAGATAAAGATATTTCAGGATATCGTGTTGTTTGATATGCTGGTTTTTTATTTATTGTTTCGATTGGGGTATTTTGATATCTATTCATTATTTGCAGGTAAATCTTTCATTATGTATTGTTCTTTAGCATATGATGATATAATATTTGTTTTTACATCAAATGTATTTTTCTGAAGCTGTGGTGCAAATGAATGAATTGGAATAAAGTTAAATCCATTTACTTTAATTAAATGAGGCAATTGTCTGCCACCATCAGGTATACCATTTTCTCCAATGCCTACTTCCCAAGTAGCAGTATCTGCATTCATTTCGTAAGAAAAACCAGTTATGATGCCATACTGTTCGTTTATGTAGTCTCCAATAGTTAATGTTACTATGTTTCCTCTCATGTATCCTCCTAAACTATAATCTGGGGCACAAACTGAAGCTAAAAAGTTTAATTTTTGATACATAGGCATAAGTTCGGCTTTTGATTGAGCTGCTACTGTCCAAGATAATGAAATTTTTCTGTCAAAACCAGTGTAATTGTAAAATTTTTCAGCTCTTCCTACATAATGAGTGTCTTTCCAATCTGCTGAGTAAGAATCTGATATTTGATCTAAAAACGCTCTAAAGTGAATGTATGTTTTTTTAGTTGGAACATCATTGTCTACTACTCCTATTCTAAAATTAACTAAGTCAAGATATTGATCATCATTTTTTACATCTTTATACATGTCTGAAGCAGTTACTTTATCATAAGAACTGTTAGAATATGATCCTGAAAAAGGATCAATGGGGGATTTATATCCTGGGTCTCCATATGTTGTTATTTTTCTAGCGGAGTTGTTTAACTTTGCTCTAAAATCAATTATGCTTGGTTTAGATTGTTGCTTTAGTATTTGAGTATTTAGTGAATCTGGTGTTTTGATTGAGCCAGAATTTGTTCCAAAAAATGTCAGACGATTTTTTGCTGCAAAGTTGTTTGTTCCTGTTCTTACATCGTTAACACCATTACCTGTTGCAAATCTAATGTGTGTGTTTCCTATGCCTAATGTTGAACCAGGACCTCCAGGATATGTTTGTACATCTAAAGATTTACTACCAGAGATAATTTGTGTGTCCCATAAATCTACTAATCTGTTTATTGATCCTGTATTTGTTAATTCTGCGTTTGTTAATTTTACAGCATCTTCATATTGACTAGGAGTAGAAGATCCAGAAGACAATATTCCACCAAATGGATTTAGTCCTTGTTTGTTGACATGTAGCCCAAACGCATTTCCACCTGCTTGAGCTAATGTAGATAAAGGAGTGTAAATTCCTTCGTTAAAAAACCTACCGCTAGCTTGAGTTTGGACTGCCGTTCTAGACAGTAAATTTTGTTTTGCAACAAATAAGAGACCACTAGGATTTTTTATGTCTGAAAAGTATTTTCCTAGTCTTTCAACATCTGTTGTTGAATTGGTAATTGCTTTTCCGCCCCCTCTTAAAACAAAATCATTTTTAAAGTCAAAACTAGATGCCTGTGCTTCTGTGATAGAAGTTTGAATGTATGGTTGTTTGCTAGAACCTCCATCATTTCTGTCATGACCAAATTTAAGAGATTTTAAATTAGTTATGTAATGATAAATAACAGAATTTTGAGTAATAGTAATTAACATATTTACATTTTATTAAGTAATAACTCCATTTTGTTCAATAAATGATTTGTAAGTATTGTCGCTTGTAAAAGGTTGAATAAATTTTTGTGCAGGTACAGATGGTTTTGAAAAAAATCCTCTAATGTATGAAGTATGAGTACTATTTTCAGGATAAACAGTTGGATCTGTGCTAACAAAAGTTGGTAATATGGGAGGTGTTGATTGTAATGGATTGCCAGTTGGTATATGAGGAAGAATTAATGTAGGTTTGTCTAAATTGGTAAGATTTAAAGTGTCGTCTAATTTGCCACTTCCTGAGCCTTTTATTATGTTTAAACTTAAATATGTTTTAGAAGGCAAGTAGGATTGAATAAAATGTTGAGCAAATTGGATGCCGTTGATTGTGTTGACATTTGGTGTTCCTGTTGTTAAAGCAGGATAAACTGTTGTAGTGTCATTTAAAGGTCCTCCATTTACTCCAGGATCTTCAACGTCTAAGTTGGTTATGTTTAAAGTGTTGTTTAAACCATCTGTTGCAATAAGAGGAACATTGCTTAAATAAGTGTTTACATTGTTGTATATTTGCTCAAATGGATGGTTGGCACCACCGGGATTTGTGTAAGGTGTAGGTGTGCCTGTGTTTGTAGCAGGATAATTAAGTGGCAGTAAATCAGGATTTAAATTACTGTTTGGTAAAGAAGGCAATGAATTGTATAAAGACAATAAACCCATTATGTAGGGAGATTATTTGTGTATTGATTTGGTGTTGCTCCGTTTAAGTCTAATTGACTGGGTTGAGGTAAAATGTTAGTCACCCCATCATCATATGCTTGATAAGCAGTGTTTACTGTGCTAAAATTAGATCCATCTAGTGAATAGCCAGGTGCTCCACCATCTGCATGTAGTTTAGACAATGTTGTTGCACCTGGATTTGTTGAAGGAGTTTGTCCGTTTCCTGTGGAAAAAGGAGTTCCTGTTGTTGTTAATTTGTTTAAGAGTCCCATAATTGTTTTTTATTATAAATATTATTAAAATTCAGTTAATGTTCAATCAAAGAATTTGATTGTTTATTATTGTTAAAAAATTACACAAGATAATGAAATTTCTTCATTTCAGCAACAATATAAGGAGTTGCTGTTTTTGCAAATACCATGCCATCAATGGTTAATGTAGTTGATCCTACTGTTACGTTTACGTCTGTTGATTTATTGTCTTCTTTTCCAATTGATCCTTTAGGGAGATTTACTCCTTCTCCATTTTTATTTATTTTTCCGTCACCCATTAAGTTAGTACCTGCTATAACTGAGTCGTTTGGATCTAGTTGGTATGATCCTTTTTTACCGGATACTATTAATCCTCCATCTGAGCCAATGTGGCCGTCTGATAAAGCATATCCTCCTATTGCTCCCATAACAGCTGCTACTGAGGCTATAATGGCTACTGTTCCTAAACCAAAAGTAATAGCTCCGTTAGTTGCAGCCGCTGCTGCTGCTGTTGATGATTGAATTAATAGTAGCATTGTAGCTTTGGCAATAGAAGCTATAAGACCTCCTACCATTCTTACCCCTATTATTATAGCAATAGCCTCAACTATTCCTCTGATCATACCAAAATTCTTTTTTAATTCACCTACCATCGGAAGTAGGTGGTTTGTAAAAAAGTTTGAAATTTTAGGTAACAATTCATTTGCTATAGGAATAAACACTTCTTGTAATTGTTGTACAAGTTTATTCATATCTTCAGATAATGAATTTTGAAGAAGTTGTTTTCCATACGCTTGATCTTTAGATTCTGCTAATGCTTGTTCATAGCTAGTTTGTGATACCCTAAGATCAAATTCTTTTTGTGCTTGTTCAGCACTGTCTACTCCTAATTTTTTTAATGCTTCTCTATCCACTAACGATTTTGCTAAATCATCTCTACTCATACCAACAGCTTTAGCTAAAGCTTCTTGTTGAATGCGATTCATATTGGTAAATTCAGCTGTACCTCCTACTTGTTTTAATATTTCTGCGGATGCACCAGCTATGTCACCATTTAAGGCTAGTAATCTAGCTTTTTCTAAATTTAAATTTTTACCTGTTATTAATTCAGCTTCAAGTTCATTAGATATTGATGATTCAAAGTTTAGTAAACCTTGAGATATTTGATCAGCTTGTTGTAAATTAATACCAAATTGTTTTGCTTGGAAAGCAGCTTTTGCTATTTTTTCTGTTGTTCCTCCAACTGATAATTTGATAGCATCAGATGTTTTAGATACATCTTTTAGTAATTGTTTTTCATTAATTGTTAATTTATTTTGTAAATTCATTTGGGCAACAGTACCAGCAAAACTTTTAACATTACCTTCTAAACTACCTCCTACTGCTAAAGTTAATTTTTGCATTTCGACTAATTCATCATTAGTGTAACCTGCTTTTTCTCTTAATGCAGTAAATGTTACTAAATCTTTTTCATTTAATTTACCATTTGAACCTAAAGATTGTCCTATAGCTAATAAAGAATCTTGTAAACCTTGAGTATTAATATATACATCTCCTGTTTTTTCAGAAATAGCAGATAATTCGTTTCTTAAACTAGCAGCATTTTCATAAGACATGTTCATGCCTTTAGCTAAATCTCCTATAGCCTTATCGCCTGATGTTAATAAATCCCAAAATGTTGTAGCTACAGATGTTAGTATTGTTAATGGGTCTGTTAAATGAGTAAATATATCTTTTCCTACAGATTTTAAACCTGTTCCCATAGCTGCCCATTTCCCTCCTCCACCTTCAATAGTTTTCTCCATTTCTTTTAAAGCTTTATTTGTATCTACAAGATTTCCTATTATGGGGATTTTGCCTATACCTTTAATTAAAGCTCCGGTTGTGCCTAAAGTTTTTTCAATTTGCTTTGTTTTAGCTATTTGTGTGTCAAATTGTTCATTCAGTTTAGCAATAGTATTTCCTTCTTTTTTAATTTCCTCATTTACACTTATCTGTAAAGCTTTTAATGCTTTATAATTTAATAGTTCTTTACCTTCTAACGCAGTAACATCTTTAATGTTTTCTATTTGATCTTCTATAAGTTTTTGAGATTGTTTTAATATATTTTGTTGAATTGTAACTTTACTTTTTAATTTTTCTAGTTCTTTACTACTTAGTTTATTTAATCCTAATTGATGACTTTCTAACTCAGAAGCTATATTAGTTAATTTTCTAAAAGCAGATTGTGCTATTTTAGAACCTTGAGACATTTTACCTATTTCATCAACTATTCGATGAAAAGTAGTAACAGTTCCATTAACATCTTCAGTGTATTCTTTCCATTCTGTTCTTAGATTTTTTACTAATGATTCAGTTTGTACCAAATCACTTTTATATTTATCTAAGTTAGTTAAGGACGCAGCATCTCCCATATCTTTAGCTAATTTTTTACCTTCTGCTAAAAGACTATTAAGTTTTGCTTGTTCTGCTGCTGTTAGTGCCATTTTATAAAATGTTAGTTTATTATAAATATGAACTATTTATACTTTGTTTTAGATTTTGGGCCAGCAGTTATAGGTTTAGAAACTCCTTCCCAATTTTCACGATTAACTGTGCCATCAGGATTTACTAATGTTGACTTATTAGAACCTTTACCTGAAGCACTTTCTGCTGCTTCGTTTTCTTTTTGATAGAATTCATTGATCTTGTTGAAGGTAAACTGGCGTAGCCAGCGAGGCATGTTGTAAATAGTGTCCCAATCATATCCACCCTTACCATGAAATACAATTTCGTGAATTTGGATAAATAAATTAGCTCTTACAATAGATGCGGTGTTAGAAGTCAGGCCAAAAAAACTTAATCCCCACTGGGATATCGATTCTACTGGAACTTCCTTCGGGAAAAAAAGTCAGATCGACGTCTGGTTGAGTTGATTTAATGTGTTTTCTTAACTCTCTCGAGTCTCGAGCTAACAAGTGTTTGTCAACAAACTCTCGAATTGCTTTTGCTTCTCGTTCTCCACTCACTGATGTAATCATGTACTTAAGTCGAGTTGAAAGTTCAGGAGAAGCGTTTTTATTTATTTTTTTAAGGCTGTCTAATTCTGCTTGTATCTTTTGTTCATCCCCATGAGTTAATATTTTATAGGTGATGTTTACACCAGTAGATGGCAAAGTAAAGTCAAATTCATTGACACCTTTATTTTTTATTTCAAATGACTTGTTTTCAATTGTTGACAAGTCTACTGTGTGTTCTGTTCCGTCGTATTCAAATGAATAGTCTTTGCCGTATCCTAAAATGCGAGCAGCTACCATAATTGCATTTTTGTCTCCTACAATTAAGTCATTGTAGTTGATTTTAGACACAATTAAAGCTTGCATTACTTTGTCTAACACAATGCCTTTTTGAATGTATGATTGATTGGTTAAAATGTCCTCTTCTTTAGCGGTCATGTATTTCATTGTAATTTTACCACTTGACAAAGCGTTGTCTTCAGGATAAATTAAGCCTTTTGAAGGCAATTCAATTTCTTCTGTTGGGAAGTCATATTTGACCTCATTGGTTGTGTTTTCCATAGATTTTATTTAATGTAACTTATTGTTCGGGTATAAATATACAAACAAAAAATAAACTCACCAAGTTTAAGTGAGTTCTTTTTTAAGTGTTTCTATTATTTGTTGTGGGTTAGTGTTAATGTTAGTTTCCCAAAATCTAAGTAATTTAAAACCGTTGTCTTTAGCCCATTGGTTTTTCTTTTTATCATTAATTATATTTATATTTTGAGTTTTACATTCAGGTAAAGCATATTTAGTATCTGGATTACAATGCCAAAAATCTCCGTCTACTTCAACTAAACAATTATATTCTGGGAGGTAAAAATCATATATAAAATGATTTTCTTTAGTATTAATATAATATGAATGTTGAAATTTTATATTGAGTAATTGAAAAAATAGCTCAAATCTTATTTCTAATAAAGATCGTTTTACTTTTCCTGTTTTAATTATTCTTTGTACTGCTGAGTCACTCATTTTATCTTTAGTAATTTGTGAGTGTTTTCTGTTTACTCCAAATCCTTTTGGCTTTGGTTTAGGAATACCTTTAGCGCCTTTAGATATATTTTTACCTAACTCAGGATTTTTTCTATTTTCTCTTATAGCATTTAACACGTGATCATATTCACCTGATGTAAATTTAGCTTTACGTGTTGCTTTAATTTTTTCTACTCTTTTTGGATTTTTAGGATCTCCAAAATAATTTTTATTCACTCTGGTTTGATGACCTCGTTTAAATTTTCCAAAATCTTTTGTTCCATGATCATAAACTGTTTTTTCTTTACAACCACATCCACATATTGGATGTATTCCGTTGTACTTTTCTTGAATTAATTTTTCCGCGTTTTTCATAATGTTAGATAAAAATGTCCGATAATAAATATCGGACATTCTTGCAAGATTGCGGAGTGGATAACCACTTCTTAAACCAAGATCAGAAATTGAGAATGCAATAATCCATGTCTAACGACACAGTTAACTCTTGAGCTGCACTTTCATCATCCCAACTGTAGTCTCCAAATTTAGCTGCTGTAATAAATGCGCCTTTGATAATCCATTCAGACACGATGTCTCCGACTGGTCCTAAAACGTTGATTGTTACGTCTTTTTTGTAAAAATCAGAGTAACCATCTCTACCTGTAACAGATTCATGATGTAAACGTACCCATTCCATTACTGCTTGAGCTCCTGAAGGTGTAATAGGATCAAACAATGTCATTTCAATTGGGTCCCATTTTGCTTTGCCTTTAATTTTACGATAAACGTTAATGTGATTTAATTGAATTGATTCCATTGTTACTCCTACAGCACCAATCTTTTTTATTGTATATGATGGCAATCCATCAACATACATGATAAAGCGATTTTTTAATTTAGGTTCGAATGCTGTGAAAAATATTTCGTTAGGTGATAGTACTGCCATTTTATTTTATTTTATTTTATTTTATTATACATATTATGTTTTTAAAAATCTTCCTTTATTTTAAAAAAGAAAATTTATTTTTTTGTTATGACGGAAATGTTACTCCAGTTGGTGTTACGTTAAAGTCTAAGTAAATGAATTCTGCTGTTTTAGTTGGTTGTAAATAAATTTGACCTACTAACTCATTTCTGTCAATTACATCAGCATTATTGTTTACTTCATTCATAATTACTTTATAAGCATACAATCCTTGTCTTTGTTGAACACTTGTTAAGTATGGATTTACTTGACTTAAAAATTGATTTCTAGTAGCAATTGAATTTTGTTCAAACACTAAAGTATTTGACACTTGAGAAATGTATGATTTTAAAGTAATCAATAAGCGTCTTACATTTACTCTGTCTAAAGCACTAGCTCTAGTTTGCAATGTTTTTTGACCATACACTACAACACCTGTTCCAGGAAATGTAGTAATTGGATTTATTTTTCCTGTGTATAAAGTGTCACGATTTGCTTGAGACAATCTTTGTTCTGCTCTAATTACTTGAGACAATCCACCTCTACTTATTCCTGCAGGTGCAAACCAAGGTTCAGACACTGAGTCGTTGTAAGCGTAAACACCTGCAATCACTGTTGATGCTGGCACCCAAGCTAAGTTTCCTGTTCCTGGATCTATAATTTGACACCATGGCCAATATTCTGCGGCATATGAAGTATTTCTTGTTGCAGCCGCTTGTACTACTGCTGACACTGGTTGACCATATGCTTCTGGGTCTAATATAAAAATATTGTCTCCTCTGTTTTGAGTATTTGTTATAATTGTAGATATTTTACTTGTAAAAGTTCCTTTATCATACAATCCTGGAGTTAATAATATGTTGAATTGATAATCATCTTTGTTAGATAAAAGACTAATCATGTTATCATAATTATCTGCTACTAATCCTTGTGAATTTGTAGCTTCATTAATTTTATCATAAAATAAAGCTCCACCTTTGATAGAACCTAATGCGCCACCAAATGAACCAGATGAAGCTACAGGTAATGAACCTGTGTATATATTTTTTGCAACTCCATTATTGTCAAAATAATTAGGAGTAGTAAAATTTACTGATTGTACAAAAATGTAATTTGATCTATTAGCATATGAACCACTAATTTCCATCTGAACATTAGTTGGGTTGTAATTTTCAACTTGATCACCAATTACACGTGCAATATAATTTCCAGACAATGGATCTAATGATAAACCGGTCCATGTTTCTAATACTGTAGGAGTAAGTGTATTATCATCTCCTCTTCTAACTAATAAATCAAATGTTCCAGATCCTGAGTTTGAATTTGTGATTTGCCATCTTACATTATCTGATGAGCCACTAGCTAAAGAACCACTAGTTTCTGTAGAAGTACTATTCATAATAGTACCTTTAGAAAAAGTAGATAAAATAAATGGTGAAGGACCACCTGTTGTTGGACCACCTGATCCTGTTGGAATTAATGAACTTACAGCTCTAGTATAATCAGCTGAACTACTTACTACTCTTGCTACTAACAATGAAGTTCCACCATTAATAAAATAGTTGTAAGCTGCAATTGATGTAAAGTAAGAGTAAGTTTGACTATCATTAGTACTTCCACTTACAAAAGTTGTGCCAAATAATGTTGTAAATTCACTGTAAGTAGTGACTATTGTTGGAACTTCAACTGGACCCTTTACTGTAGGTCCTATAATTGCTGCTCCTACGATAACTGGTCTTTTTGACACAAAAGATGAGTCATTTTCTCTTGCTAGAACGCCCGGTGATATTAAAGTTTCTGCCATTGTTTATTGTGTTTAATTTTATTATAAATATGGTGAAACCCTCTAAAAATATTAAGTACTTACAAATTCTCCTTTTTCAAGATTAATTGATCCGTCGCCGTATTTTTTCTGAAGATTTTCGCCTGTTGTGATTTCTTCTTGGCGCAACTTCTTTAATTCACCTATTAAATATTCTTTTTGTAAATTTAATTCTTGAATTCTTAGTTCAATTGTTCCAAAATGTTCTGTTATTTGAGAACGTTTTTCTTGAATTGTTTTTAGTTGTGTAATTTCTTCTTGTGTTAACACTTTTGCGGTCATAGTTTTTATTTTTTATTGTTAATTATCCTTGCGCAAATAAACCATCTTTATAATCTTGT